CGCACAGTGGATCCTAGGCATATAGGATAACGCTTTGCTCTTTTACAAACCTTTTGTCACACGACACCTCTCACCATTGTCTCGCACAATGTCTGGTGCAAGTGACATACCCAGCTTCAGATGGACTCAGTCACTGAGGCGAGGCCTGAGTCACTACACCACTCAAACCAAAGGAGATGTCTTGCGTGATGCAAAGTCTCTGGTGGACGGACTTGACTTCAGTCAAGTCTCGCAAGTTCAGCGAGTGATGAGGAAAGAACGGAGGTCTGATGATGATCTCCTGAAGCTCAGAGATCTTAACAAAGCAGTTGATGGTTTGATGATGATGAGAAACAAACAAAGCAATGTTTCACTGAAGGTTGGAGGTCTTTCCAAGGATGAACTCATGGAGTTAGCAACTGATCTGGAAAAACTGAAGAGGAAGATCAACACGAATGAAAGGAGCACCCCTGGTGTTTACCAAGGGAATCTCACAACTGCTCAACTGGACAGGCGCTCAGCTATACTGAGATCCCTTGGGTTTCAGTCCAGACAAGGTCAAAACAACGGTGTGGTAAGGATCTGGGACATTAAGGATCAGAAGCAATTGATCAATCAGTTTGGATCAATGCCTGCTTTGACAATTGCTTGCATGTCAGTGCAAGGAGCTGAACAGATGAATGATGTGGTACAAGGTTTGACCACACTTGGGCTCCTTTACACAGTCAAATACCCCAACCTTGATGATCTTGAAAAGCTGTCTGCTGAACACACTTGTCTCCAATTCATCACAAGAGAGGAAAGTGCTAACAACATCTCTGGGTACAATCTGAGTCTTGCTGCTGCAGTGAAAGCCGGTGCATGTCTGGTTGATGGGGGAAACATGTTGGAAACAATCTATGTTAAGCCAGATGTGTTTGCTGACATCATCAAATCCCTCCTTAGGGTGAAGCATCAAGAAAGAATGTTTGTCTCAGAAAAACCAGGGATGAGGAATCCCTATGAGAACATCCTTTACAAGATTTGCCTCTCTGGTGAAGGTTGGCCATACATTGGCTCAAGATCCCAGATCACAGGCAGAGCTTGGGATAACACCACTATTGACTTCTCAAAAGATGTCATGTATGGTCCTCCCCCACCTGTCAAAAATGGTGGCAACATAAGACTTAATCCTTTGACAGACACACAGGAAGCAGTGATCAAAGAAGCAATCTCAAAGCTGAATCCAGATGAAACCATCTGGGTGGATATTGAGGGCCCACCAACAGACCCTGTTGAGCTTGCTTTGTATCAGCCCACAACTGGTTACTACATACATTGCTTCAGACTCCCACATGATGAGAAGGGCTTCAAAAATGGAAGCAAATACTCTCATGGAATTTTACTGAGAGACATCGAGAACGCAAGATCAGGCCTGCTGAGCAGAATTCTAATCAAGCTGCCTTCAAAATTAGTTTTGACATGTCAAGGTTCTGATGACATCAAAAAACTAATGGAACTGAATGGAAGACCTGACATCTCCACAATTGATCTCAGCTTCCCAACAGACCAAGCAAGATTCTATGAGAGTGTTGTTTGGGAGAAATTTGGATCACTTTGCACTAAACACAATGGTGTTGTGCTTTCAAGAAAGAAGAAAGGTGGCAATTCAGGTGAACCTCATTGTGCACTGCTTGACTGTCTCATGTTTCAAGCAGCATTTGAGGGCAATGTGCCAAGCATAGAGCCCAAGCCTCTACTTCCAAGTGCTCTAGTGTTTAAGTCTGAATCAGTGGTTGCAATGTAAATGCACCCCCCCTCGGCCCACGGTTTTGCCGTGGGTCGAGGGGGCCGCCCCATCACCCTGGGCCCAATGGGCCCAGAGTGATGGGGAGCCTGAAGACTCACCGTGATCGTTTCACCCATCGAACAGGTTTGCCCGGTATTCCAAAATGTCCACAGGAACAAATTCCTTTCTTTGTTAATCTGTGGGGTTTAGGGCAAGGACCATCTAAGATGTGTCTGTGTGTTGGGAAACCAACAAGATGAGCAAACAATGTGGTCACATAGAATAAGGTTGACCAAAAACATAGATCAACCAAGGAGAGTGGTGTGCTACCCTGCCTTTTGTCATAATCTTCTGTTAGCATTTCTGTATAGAGTGCATTGCTCTCTGACAGCCACTGAGTTCTGAATTTAGTCTCATTCAAGTAAGACCCATTTGAGATTAACCAGCATTGGGGAAGGGTGTGCCTTCCAGTCCTAGTGTCGTTGATGTACCAGAATTTTGTGTAATTGCAATACGGAATGTTCATTATCTCAGCCAACTTGTTTTTCATCAACAGATTATCCGAAATCAGTGAATTTATTGTATTTGTTAGAAGATTTAGACGACTTTGAGACTGATCATTCAGACTCTTAATAGCATTCCTATTGTAATCAAAGAGCCTCAACATGTCACAGAATTCAGAGTCATGATTTTGATTACACTTTGCAACTGCTGTGTTCCCAAAGCACTTGATGCCTGCCCAAACTATGGCCCACTGCTCTAGGCAGTAACCCCCAGGGAGGTCATTGCCTGTAGCATCTGACAAAGTCCAAGTTAGAAAAGCCTGCAACCTTCTAGTTATGAAAGACTGACCAGTAGAGCTCATCAACAGGTGAATTGTGTTTAGATGGTTGAACTCACAATGGTTCTCCCAAGTGGTGTTTTGTAGAATGAGGTATTTGAAGGTGGTATGGCCAGAACACTCTGAGTAGTTGCACTTCAAGTGTGAGCTGTGCTCTTGCATCATGCAATCTGCTCTCTGACAGTAATCAAACCACAATGACTTACTGGAGCCTAATAGTTTTGATAGACCATAGAGAAGTTGGCTCCAGTACTCAGAGTGCTTTTCTTCGCGAGATGCAATGTTGGTTAGGTTGTATTCAATTAGTAACCCTTTGTCTTTCTCACACAGGATTGGTGGTAGTCTCTTTCCTGGTTTCATGATCTGTAGATGCATTGTTTCTATGAGCCATTTCATTAGGTGGTCTTGCTCATCGATATTCTGAACGCAGTTGGTGATGTTGTGGTGAATGTTGGTGAACACCTTCAGTGAGTTGCTTGCATTGATCACGGAGTTGTTGGTCAATGTGAGCTCGATGCCCCAAGAGACATTGCCAGGACCTCTAAAGTAGTGATGAGTGTTGTTAACAGAACAGGAGCTGGGTGCGTAGCCCAAAAACTGTGTGAAGTTTAGAGTGATACTTTGGAACTCATGGTTTCGGCCAATCTGAAAGGTGTGAGAACAGCTCCTCCCCGCTAGGATGAGGAATATGAACAGCTGAATCAGACCTGATTTCCATATGTTAACAATACCTTTCAATATGGCAATTAATGCCACACAGATGAGGGCAATGTTTAGTGCCTCATTAATGATGTTGGGTAAGGATTGGAAGAACCCAATGACTTGACCCATAATGGTTGTCAAAAAGGGGGTTGACAACTAACTGTCACAAAAACTGTGACTTTGAATTGCACAGGGTTGAATCCCTCTGTAATGCGTTAGTTAAAAGCCTAGGATCCCCGGTGCGC